AGATAATGATGGAAACGATATTAGTCCATATATGTTGTCTTTTGAAGATACGACATCTGCTGTGAAATGCTACTTAACTGTTGCTAAATATGGTGATAATTCCGAGTTTATGACTTGGACTGTAGACTCAATAACAAGTGATGCGGGTGGGTGGAAAGAGTTATCCCTAATTGAAGCAAAGTCTTATTCTTCTGTAGACCCATTTCCTTTCGTCATCCCCTACCCCCTAGTGAATATATCAATGAACAGAACTGGGGATAGGGGAACAAACTGGAAGGGAGATTGGTCTTCTTCTACTGCTTATTTATTAAGTGATGCTGTTATGCAAGACGGCTCAACTTGGATTTCTATTCAAGCAGGAACAAACCAACTCCCCTATTACGATATAATTTCACCTTCTCCTTATTGGGACTTGATGGCTTTAGGTGGTGCAACCACAGGTGCAGGTAGTGTTGGGGCGGGTTATTTATTTGATACTGGAAATTCAAATACTCCATCAAGCGGAGAAGTTAGATTTAATACTGGTTTGGCTAATATAGCAACTTTTGTATACATAAATGAAGAGGATATAGAGGGTGAGAATAACGAAAAACTATTTGAAGATTGGTTGGGTGGCAGTGATTCTAAAGTAAAGGGTTACATAAAAATAACTTCAGCGAATGACAACACAAGATGGTGGGGAGCAGAAGTCATAAGCCTGGCTACGCCTAGTGCCACTGTTCATAGTTTAGGTCTACAAAATATCATAACAACACTTCCCATTCAAACTACATTTATTGATGAAGAAAAGTTAATTGTTTCATTAGCAAGGACAGGGGATGCGGGGTTAAATTGGAGACAGGGATATAGTGTCAGCAGTTCTTATGAGATAGATGACTCTGTGTATTACAAAGGAAGAGCGCATGTATGTATACAAGCACACACCCCAGTACATTATCCTGATTCTAACCCCCTAAATCTTTTTTGGAATATATTGGTGCCAGGTTTTGAATCGAGAGGTGTGTGGAGTAGTCTTATCGAGGATTACCATGTAAACGACATAGTAAATTACCAGGGGAGTTCCTATATTCGTATTAGTGATGCTTACTCTACTGCAAACCCAGTAACAGGGGTCAATTTTTGGGACTTGATGGTATCAAAAGGTGATGATGGTTCAGATGCAGACATGCCCATTGGTTCTATTATTATGTGGGCAGGTGCGGCTGCACCAGATGATAGTTGGTTACTATGTGATGGTACGACCTACGCCGTTTCAGGTCAATACACACCTTTATATGACTTAATTGGATACACCTACGGAGGTATTTCTCCTGGTAATTTTGGAGTACCAGACATGCGAAGTCGTTTTGTTGCAGGTAGGGATGTTGGCGATGTTAATGATGATTGGGCGACAAACTTAGGTGATACAGGTGGTGAAAGTATGGTCGAACTTGGTGATGGGCAAATGCCCTCTCATACACACGGCGTACTTGTAGATTTTGAGCAATCGTCAGGTGGTGGTGGTGGATTATCTACTAATTGGCAGAGGTTTTTTGAGGATACTAGACCAGATACATTACCCCCCCACACCCCCGATTTAACAGAGCGTGGAGATAACTGGTTCAGGGACCTTGTTTCTTCTTTATACAATTGGGAGCCTGTTTACTCGACCGCATACGATAATTCATTAGATGGTAGTGGTTCTCCTGATTCTCCACCCTACATAGAAGATGTAATTGTAAATTACATCATAAAAGCGAAACTAAATTAAAAGAGAGAACACTATGGCACAAGAAGAAAACAATAAAGTAGATTCAACAAGTGTTGAGTATGATGAAATGTCAGCGAAGTGGGAGTTGTTACACGCTCTTATGGGTGGGACACAAGAAATGAGAAAAGGAAGAACCAAGTGGCTTGCACAAGAACCACGAGAGTCATCCGAAGCATACATAAACAGACTTAATCGTTCTTTCTTGTATGGTGCTTATCGAGACACAATAGAAAAACTTGTATCAAAACCATTTAGTAGACCTGTTCTTTGTTTAGGTGACAAGACCGACCAAACAAATGAATGGATTAAAGATATGGACATGAATGGAAGAAACCTTACACAATTCTCAAGAGATGTCTTTACAGCAGGGGTTACTTATGGGTGTTCACACATTTTAATTGATTTTCCTCAATTCTCCTCTACTGCAACTCTTGCAGACGAAAAAGAAGCGGGAGTTCGTCCTATTTTTGTCCATGTTAATCCTACACAAGTGATAGGTTGGAGAACTGAAATAGCAGGTAGTGGTAAAGAGGTTTTAACACAAATAAGAATACACGAACGAAAAACAGAATCAGAAGGAGAGTTTGGAGACAAAGAAGTAGATTATATTCGTGTATACACACCCCACGATTGGCAACTCTGGAGAAAAGACGAAAATAAAAAAGAATCAGATTACTCTTTGATTGATTCCAATACACACTCTTTCGGAAGCATCCCCATTACCACTTTTTATGTAGCAAGAACAGGAACTATGACCAGTACACCCCCTATGGAGGATTTGGCTTGGCTAAATCTTGCTCATTGGCAAAGCATGTCTGACCAACGGAACATTTTAAGGTTTGCAAGGGTTGGTGTGCTATTTGCGGCAGGATTCTCAGAAGAAGAAATGGAAGAGGGTCTTACAATTGGTCCTAATCAACTTATTCGCTCAACGAATGCAGACGCAAGGGTTAGTTATGTAGAACATAAAGGTAGTGCCATTCAAACAGGGCAAGAAGACTTAGACAAACTTGAAGAAAGAATGAAAGTTCTAGGTCTTCAACCTATCGTGCAACGCTCAGGAAACCAGACAGCAACAGGCAGGGTTCTTGACGAAAGTAGAACACATACATCTATACAAGCATGGATTCGCTCACTTGAAAATACATTACGACAAGCATTTGAATATGCAACACAGTGGACTAAAACTGAGTTGCCTGAAACTTTTTCTATTGATATTAACAATGATTTTGGTCTTTCCGAACGCATTGGTGATGATATTCGCTCCCTCATCGAAATGCGTAAAGCGGCGTTGCTATCAGGCGACACATTCTTACGAGAAGTTAAAAGGCGTGGGTTGTTGTCGGAGGTTGTGGATATTGACTCAGAACTTGAGGCTATCGAAGAAGAAGGTCCGCCACTTGGATTGCTTTCATTCCCACTTACCGAAGACACAAACGAAGATGAGAATGAAACGCAAGAAAAGAAAGAAACTAAATTAGATGCTAAGTATTGATAATAATTTAAAGGAAACAACTATTTGTGATAGGTGTGGACGACCATTTAACCCAGTTTTTTGCCACGGGCATATACAGTGTGCATTATGTGGTCAGATACAAGTTGGTGGAGATTGTTGTCAGGGGCAACAACAAAAAGAATCTGACCAAGATGACTTAGGAGAGTAATGTCACCCCATTTTGATTTTGTTGGATTTTCAGAAAGACAAAAAGCACTGGGTCTTATTGGCTCAGTAAACGAAGCATTACATGATTCGTCTATCTTACATGCTGTTTACATGGAAAGATTGAAGACCCACGAAGCCAACGCAATAGTTGCTTTTTTAAATAATGATATGTTCCCAGATATTGCTGCTACTTTAGAAAAAAGACTTTCTCGCATAACTGCTAGGGGATTTGACAGTAATGTTTGGAAAACAAAACGCTACATAGCAATGTTAAAAAGCATAAATGAACTTATTAGTGTTGGGTTGTCTAACGCTAGTGCTGATGTTAGAAAGAATCTTGCAGAGATTGGTGTGTACGAAGCACGATACCAACATGCTATGATAAGTAATACGCTTGAACAAGCAGGTGTATTGCATTTAGTTCCTGAAATTGTTTTACCTAGTACAAATATGTTACGCTCTATTGCGACAAGCAAACCCTTTGAGGGTAGGTTTTTAAAAGATTGGTGGAAAGGGTTGGAGAGAAATGCACAAGCGACCATTTCAAGTCAAATTAACATTGGTGTTGCTACTGGTGAATCTACGCCTAAAATTATTAGGCGTGTTGTGGGTACATCGTCTGCTTCTTTTGCTGATGGGGCAATTCACACGACAAGACGATACGCAACAACAATAGTTAGAACTGCAATAAACCATATAGCATCACAAGCAAGAGAGATGCTTTGGGCTGAGAATAGTGACATAATAAAAGGAGTTAGGTATGTTGCTGTTCTCGATGGAAGAACAACAGATATTTGTAGGACATTAGATGGTCAAGTGTTTGGAATCTATGAAGGACCTAGACCACCAATGCACCACCAGTGCCGTTCAACAACAGTTGCAGTAACTAGGAGTTGGAAAGAATTGGGTATTAACTTGAGGGAAGCCCCTATGGGCGCACGGACATCAATGAATGGGTTAGTTCCTGCAAATGTAACTTATGCTCAGTGGATTAGAAGACAGCCAATAGAGTTTCAAAATGAAGTAATGGGTAAAGGCAAGGCGGCATTGTATAGGCGGGGTGTTGTGCCTATGGAAAAGTTTATTGATAGCAAATACAGACCCTTAACGCTCGACCAATTAGTTAAATTAGAAGACCTTATGCTTTCTCGTTAGTTTCATTTTCCCACTGTTGTTCTAGTACCACAACAATTATTCGTAATCTATCCGCCACCCATTTCATATCGCCTTTATCTGGTTCTTTTATTTTCTCACTATTGGATATTTCTTGGAGGATGCGTGGAAATCCTCTTAAAGCACTTAATAGTCTTTTTGTGGGTGTAGTTTGAAGAAGTTTTACCACCTCATCTTCGGTCATCCCTTCTGTTTTTGTTTGCCAAGATGGAGAATGAGGGATTGTCACTATAAAGAAACCTTGCACCCAAATCTATGAAGAATTTTAGCAATGTCTGTTGCGGATTCTGTTATTGCATCTTCGTCTAGGTCGGGTAGTGCGGCGTGTAGGCATTCATGCAACACAGTATCGAGTTGGTCTATGGGGGTCTGGTTACGGGCTATAAGAATCCGCTTTTGCGGAGTATTAGAAGGGTCAATGCTTCCACAACTACCATCTTGCAGGTAATCTACTACCTCCAGACTCCACCGTTTACCTCTTATTTCAACACGCATTGCTTTGTCATCCTGATTAGTTCCGCATCCCAACACTTGCCTACAAGACGAGATGGGCGGTCTATTCGGCATTTAACAACAAGTATTGCTGCCCCCCACAGGCTAGAGTCTTTACGAATCATATAGTCTGGTTTTAGTGGACCGCATGTGCCTACATTAGCATACCAAAACGGAAGTGGAACTTTTTTTGTTCGTAACATTTGTGTGGGAGGTATAGGTCTGTGGGTATGTCCACGAACCATAAGTCTAAATGTTTGTTGTTGCGCATCTGGCATAGTGTTTAACATTTGAAGCCCCTCTAGTTCATCACTTTGTAGAGAAATATCAAAGCCGTGGTAAAAACAAATCTGCCCAATGCTTTTAACACATCGAGAAGATTTTTCGTATGGTAGCCACTCCCATTTTTTGAACTCTTCCCTAAAAATAGGGTGCATATTCCAATGCACTAGGCTTCTTATTCGTGCAGGTACTCTTCTTGGGTCACGGGCTTCTATATTCGCATCGTGGTTCCCTTTGTTTATCCAAAGTTCAGTGTCAGGATTCAATACACCTCGTATCGCCGACAAGAGAATATGGGCATGTTCATATTCTTCTTCCAGTGTGTGTGCGTTTATATCATCAGATGGATGAACAGAAGCAGCATCAGAATCAAACACATCACCAAGATGCCCAAAATGAGTAAGCCCCTTTATGTTAGACAGTGTGGAAAGAACCCAATCAACAGTATCGGTTGGTGTGTGTGGTGCATGTGTACAAGATATACACGCAATTTTCGCCGTCTTATGTGTCTCCATAAAGATTCTTGCCTTGTACTACTAATCGGACATTATGGCGAAAGAGTAAGAATTGATTACATACCTAAAAACACACTATTCATTAACTAATACTTTTCACAAAGTAAAAACTAATTCCAAAGTGATAGTAGGTATGTTCTTCTTATTCTCTGCCGATGTAATTTGTGTAGAAGTTCTTGCTGCCCTGGGTTGGGTCTGCATGGGGCGCACGGTGGGTATCCTCCTGCCCGCCGTGTGTCCACTACGCATTACAAAAGAAATGATAAAATGATAGAATAGTACGGAAGCAAGAATGTTATTGCCGAAGAAGTAAATAGAACTACTACATAGAAGGGCGAGAAGCCCCCAAATAAGGAGAATTGAT